CCACTTAACTGAAGTTTAATAATATTAGTTACATCCATTCTCATATCAGTTGTTTCGTGATTAAATGATTGGGATGCTTCATATTGATTAAACCAAGTTCCACCTGTGTTATTTGAACCACTAATCCATTGTGTTCCGGTTGTTTCTCCGTCACGATATCTCCAAGAACAACCATCAGTAGTTGCTGGTTGGTCAAAGAATCTACCATCACCTTGAACCCAAGACTGACTAACTGGGTATGCAAATAGTGATTGACTTGTTGTTAATTCTTTTGAGTTAGCATCAAATAGATTTAAATAGTATCTTGCGTTTTCAGGAATAGTTCCTGCCACAATTGATTCTGATATATTGGTTAGGTTAAATTTTATAAGTGCTCTAGATACATTTACGACTGAACCATCTGCGTTCATATCTTTACGAACTTCTAATATTTCATCTAAACCTGTATTTCTACTTTGAGTAGCACTACCCTCGTAAAGTGTTGCGTCTTTTTCTGCAAATTCAAATAAATGCATTATCCTTCTCCTCCGTCAACCGCTGTTGTTATGTCTGTGTCCGGAAATTTAACCTCAAATATACTTGGGTCTTTAGCTGGATAAACTATTCCATCTATTGTTCCCGAACCTATGTTATATCTATTACCACTATAACCAGCCGCTGATGAATAAGTATCATCATTGGTTATAGTAATATTATTTACTGATAATACTCCTTCAACATCATTAATTATTGCTGTTTGTAATTCTGATAATACGATTGGTTGATTTATTTGCCATCTATCAATGTTAAAAAATTGTTTAATTCTTTCGTTAACATTTGACATAACTAATTCTTGGTCATAACCACCTCTTGTAGTTATATTACAATCAACACCAATGTTAATTACAAAAGCGTTTTTTATATTTACTGCGTCTGTTACGGTTCTAAATCTTGATAAATAAACTTTTAAATTTTCTTTTACTGCATCATTAACATTTTGTAAATGTTTGTTTGTGTCTAATCCTAAAATATATAAATTTAGTGCTAGTGGATTTGGTTGTGGTTCTTGTTCTTCGTTTTCAGATAATACATCATCTTGAACAATATAAGCTTTAGCTATATTTCCATATTTGTCAGGTAATGCATATGTTCTAACAATGTAATCATCTTTTGTGACAGCACGATTTTGTGCTTGGAAAAATGCTTTTATATTTTCTCTTAGTTCTTCCACACTTTCTGCACCCATACCACCACTTGACGCTTCAATATTGGAAGCTCTTACTGATGTTTTTACAAAACTCGTAGTTGAAGATACCAAATTTGTTTCATCAATTTCAAATGTAATACCGGTTATTTTATTAATTCTACCAGCCGCTACATTGTCTTGTGCTCCACCACCAAATTGATAAGTTATTGTTAATGTTGTATTGGAAGGTGCTTGTCCGTAAGTGTTTGTCTTTAAAAAATTACTTGGGTCAAATGATTCAAATAATTTTGTTGGGTTACCAGGTAGGTTTGAACCTACATTATCTGGATTTGGAATTATTTCTTCATCAGCATTATCTGAAATACCAGCTCCAAATCTTAGTTCTGTTTTTGAATCTGGTCTTTTGTGAGCTACAAATCTTCTAGAAACTCTTTTTAATCTTAACATATAAGGAACTGAATCAGAATATGTTGAGTATAGTGGGTCATTATTTGAATTGTTTTCTACTTCGTCAAAAATAGTATCTTGTGCTAACGAATCAACTTCTGACCAAGTATTTCCGTCTGAATCAACACAACTTATAATTTCAATTACATTTGAATTAGATAATAAAAGTTTATCATATTTTTTTGCTCCACCAAATGTAAAATCTTCACTAGTTATATTACCACTTTGTGCTCTTACATTTTTTTTCAAAAACCAAAATGTTGGTGTATCTGTTTCAGAATCTCTTTCAAATATTTCCGCTTCTCTTTTTGACCTTTCTGATGTGTATCTCATATCACAATCTTCAATTGTTCTAAACACCACTCCGTCTGCTGTCTCTACTCTTGTTCCGGCTTTAATATTTAATGCATAATTATAATCTGGTGCTACATTATTACCGGTTCCTGTTGAAGGAACTAATTGGAATATTTCTAATGTTGTTGTTGAAGGTGCAGATAATCTTGGTTTATATCCAAATGATTGAGCCATTGAATATAAAGTTCTTAATTCTTCTGAATACCCTAATAAAGATTCTTTGAATTGTGAATCAACATAATATGACATAACATCACCTACATAAGATGCCATTTCAATAAACATCATACCAGGTGATGATTCGTTAAAATCTTGATATGTGTTTGGAAAATATTGTTTTGAAAACTCAATCAAATTATTTCTAAATTGAGAAAAGTCTTTGTTTAAATATCTTACTTCTTTGTTTTTGTTGTTAGCTGATGTTCCGTATGCCATTGTTTACTCCTAATATCCTCCACCACCAGAAGTGCTTGTTGATTCTGAATCTCCACTTAAATTTAAAGTAATACTTTCAAATCTGTCTGGTTCATAATTCAATGAAAAGTCAATGTCAACACTTGTTGTGTTTGGGTCTTCATCTGATTGAATTATATTTACACTAGCAATATTTATGTAAGGTAACCAAGTAGATATTGCTTCTTGTATTTCTTCTTGTATTCTTGATGATAAATCTTCTGTATATTGTTCAAATAATAATTCTCTTAAACGAGAGCCAAAGTTAGGTTGCATAACTCGTTCACCTTTAGCAGTTAATAAAAGGTTTTTTATATTAGAACCTGCTTGTTCCAATGTTGTTTGTGTTCTACCAAACAAACCTGATTTATCTCTGTTGAAAGGAAGTTTTAACCCTATAAAAATATCTGGGTTTAAATCGTTTTCTCTTGCACTTGCCATTATTTACCTTTTTTCTTATCAATAGCTTTCATTAAACCAGAATAATCTCTTGTCAGTGCGTTTGTTAAGTGCTCTGGTGCTGTGTCTGGTGTCATACCGGCACTTTGTAAAGTGCTTGCGGCCGCTACTTCTCGTTTAACTTCTTTATTCCCTAAACCACTGCCGTATCCTAACATTTCGGTCATACGACTTGAGTCAAAAGTTCCCCCGCCAAATGTTGGGTATTCTTCCATATCTTTTGGACTTTGTGCAGTTTCGTTTAGAATTTTGTTAAGTGTTGGGTTATCTGTGAACTTTTGTTGCTTAACTTTTTTCTTAATTACTGGTTTTGCTTTGGGAATATTTGTTTCATTAATAAGTATATCGGTTATCTGTTTTTTAACCTCTTGTTTGACAACTTCTTTTATCAATGATACTAATTTATTCGATTTCATTTTTACTCCTACTTTTTCTGTTCTATCGTTACGATATCTTTGTTTAAAAAATCTAATGTTACAAAACTTCTAAATACATCAGTTAGTTCAAGGGCTAATCTTGTTATTCTAACCGGGTCTGTTGGTGGTGTCGAAGCTAGTTCTGTTTGTAATCTATTAACTTTGTCTTGAAGTTTTGTAAATTCTTGTCCGTTCATTGTAAATGATGTGTTTCTAACAGCTTTAATTGTTTTTTCTACATTTTTTCTAGCATCTTTTACTGAATCAGTTAAGTTTTTAATCTGTTGAACTTGTCTATTATATTCTTCTATACCAATATTAGCAGTATCTTTTAAAACTTGAACTTGTGCGTTGATGACATCTGTTACTTCTTTAACTGCTTTTGTTTTTAATTCTTCTACAAATTGTTCTGTTTCACCAGTTATTACTTGTCCACCCGCGTTATGTTTGATTTCTGTGCTTCCACCAATCACTTCTGTTAAATCACCACTTTGTAATTTTAATGTATTTCTTGCATTTATTACAATGTCATCTGCATTTAAAACAATTTTAGCACCAGTTACAATAGTTGATGGAAAAGCTTTATTTGGATTATCAATATTAACAGTACCTCCGTCTTGTATAAATATAGAAGCTTTAGATTTATTGATATCATTTGAGTCATCTCCTGCAACTAATTTGATTGAAGAACCAACTTCATTTTGTTTACCTAATGTAATATGATTATTAAACCTACCTTCAATTACCACATCACCAGGTTCTGATTCAATAGGGTTTCCATATTGTGAGTCCGTTGTTATTTGTGGTCTTGCTGGTAAATTAACTTTTTGGTTTGATGATATTCCAGCTTGAATATTATTGTTTGGATTATTACTCCAATTTAATATGTTGGTATAATATGTTCTACCTAAAAAATTTGCACACACAACAACTTCTCCAATTACAGGATAGTTTTTAATATGTGAGTCCATTGGTAAAACATAACCATTACCACCATTATCAAGAACTGCTTGATTTGAATCATTGATAAATCTACCACGAACTGCTCCGTAATATTTTAAGTCAAGTGCTCCTTGTCCTTCAAATAATTTTTTATCCAACAAAACTTCTTGAACTTCAAATGGTTCTAATTCGTAAAAATCATATTGATTTTCGCGTATTAAAGATGTAACCTCACCTTTAATTTTATTAATAAGTGGGCCTCCAATCCTTGTATTTGATTTGTTTTTAAAAACTCGGTATGGCATTTTATTGTTTTGCTTCTATATCTTTTCTGATTTTGTCAGATGTTTCTTGTAAATCTTTTGTATCGTGTTCTAAGATAGTATTCATTATTTCTTGTTTTTCTATTTCAGACAAACCAAACTCACTTTCAGATTCACCTTTATTTTCAGTAGAAATAATTTTCTGCACGATACTAGCTAGTTTTACTAGTAATTCATCATTACGAACATTGATTTCTAAATACTCTTTAATCATAGGAACTATTTGAACAGCTGTATCCCCGTCTTTAATCATAGAAGTGATATTTCTAGTTAAGACATCTAATTGTTTTCTGTTATAGTTTTGATTTTCGTAAATATCTTGAAACAATGACGACAATGATTTTCCTTTGAATATTTCATAATCGTTTGACATAATATAATCCTTTGGTAATAAATATAAAAAAAGGGGCAATTTCTTACCCCTTTTTTTAATTAAGTAATATGTAGGAAATATTACTTTATCTTCGCGTTCCTACTTACGAATCCAACCTTTATTGTTATTTTTTATATAACCCCATTAGTATCAATAGTGCTAGTAATCCGACAAATCCCTTGTCTCCAAACATTGCTATGATTGCGGTTATATTTCCAATAACATTTACACCAAAGAAGCCACTTCCGAAAATAATTTCGCAAATAACACCTATTGATATCAAGGATACAAGTAGTTGAACTAAATCATCTACATATCCTCTAACCATTACTATGATGTCTTTCATTGTTGTTTCCTCCGTATTGTGAACAAAATATCCTGCCTAAACAGGATAATCTTAAATAATTATCTATATTTATTAGTTATGGATAACAAAAGACCCTGTGGTCTTTGTGTCAATGAATCCATTTACTTGAAATTCTTTGTAAATGCCTTTCTGATACTTCTTCATTACATTAATAACTCTTGTAATGTGTTGTGTGTTTGATTGTGTCATTTCTCTAATTAAAATGTATAATGCTTTTTTATTGAACAATTCAATACTACCTTTGATTCTGAAAATGTGTAAGACTGCATCAGCAACTCTTATGTCTTTTTGTCTTCTAAATATTACATTCATATTGTTGTCCCAATATTCTAACATTTGTGATACAAATTCTTTGTATGATGAATCTGTATCCTTTTGAGAAATCTCCGTTTGAATACTTCTATCCCAATCCATAACATCAATCTTGTCGTGTGTTTTCATTTTTTTATAATTGTTGTTATTGTGTAGGATTAAATAATTTTTAGCCACGATACTAAAATATGAAAATGCTTTACCTTTACCGGCTGTATATTTGTGCATATTCATAACTAAAAAACTTACTACTTCATTTTTAACTTCTTCTGATGAAACATCAAAATAATAAAACTTAAATGTGTGAATTATATTCTCACATA